TAGGCCCATGCGGGAGTGGAGAATACGGCGAGAGCAAGACACATCATTGAGGCATGTGTTGTTGCTCTGCGACACAGATTCTCACCCCATATGATCAAGAGCACGCCAATTGCCGCTGTCGTTGATACGTGCCACGCAACAAGCATCACACCAATGATGCCAATGCAAATGCCGATTGTCATGAGATAATATCGCATTGTGCTTCACCTCTCTGCCTTAATTTACAGATCGGCTTATCTCATACCACGAAGTACCATCGAAAACCAGTTGTAGGACGGTATCATCTGCGCTCGTAAAGGTGCCGGATAGATCTACGGAATTCGCAACATGGGTATTGTCATCAGTCACGGTGACCAGGGCGTCGGCGAAAATCAATGTGAGTAGCTGTCCGTTGGTGGCGCCCGTAATTGTTGCAATCGTGTTGCTACCTGCATCGCCGGTGATCGTCATTACGTTTGAGCTGACGGCAAAGGTGGTCGCACCAGCCCCGAGAGTTAAGTTGGCATTGCGCGTGCCGATTGGACCTTTCGTCGATACCGCCCCAGACTTGTTGAGCATGATAAGATCATTCAAGCCGAGCGCCGCGTAATCGATTTTGAACTGATCTGAGTCGGAATTGTCCACACCTACGAAAAACTGCTCCTGACCGCGGAACTCAATTGTTGTATCTCCTGGGCCGTCCTGCTCAATGATTATCGCAGCAGCAGTATCTGTGTTGTTCTCGTAAACATGCATGTTTGTCTCGGGGCTGGCTGTGCCAACACCGAGGCGGTTATTTGTGAGGTCGAGCGAAACAATATCACCAGCAACACCAGCCACTTCGTAGACGTGTGCTTTGTTGCCATCGACAACAATGCGCAAATCCTTTGCTGAAGCCGTCGAATCGATGAGGTCAATCTGTGGCGCAGTGCTGGTAAGCGCTACCACTCCAGCCTCAGTTGCAGAGAGAATTTCTGTTCCGGCACCATCCAGCACTGAGAGCTTGTTAGTACCATCATTGTTCGCATCAATTTCAATAATGAAATCACTGTCACTATCAAGCTTTGTACCGCTCCCTCCACTGAGGAAACAGTTACCGCTGGTACAATCACCAACAGCAGTGATGTCGCCTCCGCTATCCTGCTGGGTAAGGTCGCGCCACGCTGTGCCGTCATAGTAATAGAGATTGCCGTCATCATCGTCGGCGTAAAGGTGACCCTCCGTTGCTGTGGGCGCAGCGCCGCTTTGAGCGGGAATCTCAACTGTGCGATTACTTTTTGCCGCAAAGGCTTTGGTCAATGTGAACGAGCTGCCTGGCGTGAGGCTTGTATTCGCATATAGTGTAACTTCACCGCTGGCAGCACTCATCAGGCTGGCTGTCGTTGCCTTTGCAATCCAGCTTGTGCCATTCCAGGCAGCACCACCTGATACAATTGCCTGACTGGAAGTTGTAGACACAAGGAAACCGCCGTCATCGGCATCGGCAGTACCGAATCGTAGTTGCGTATTGGCTGCTGCTACATCGAGCTGATAATCAGCACCCGTATGACCAATCGCCCACCGGCCGGCATTGTTGATTCGGCCAGCGGACAGCATTGAAGCTGCTTCCCCGTTTGGTCTAACTCGAAACTCTAAATAGCCGCCCTGAGTGGGACCAACATGAGCTGCCTGGAGCTGCGCAAGCATTGCACCTGAAGCACCATCGGTAAACCCTAGACGCACTGGCGTTCCATCTGCACCATTGGTGGATAGCAACTGTTGCACTGTGGCGTAATTGCCAGCACTGATATCTGCTTCCATCTGAAATGCAGTCTGTGCACCGCCGAGCGTGCCGCCATTCACATGAACCACCTGGCTGCATGTAGCCCTGTTGATGGCAATACAGTTATTGCTACCATCGATAAATAACATTGATGATTGATCGTTGGTTTCAATGCGGGTGTTAGTAGGTAACCCATCGTCATTCAGAACGACCTCGTTTGTACCACCACCATTATTATTTTTGTCGGCTTGCAACTTCAGATTTGTGTCGCTGGCTAACTCCGTACCTGTGCCACCAGTCTTGAAACATGCACCGCTTGCGCAGTCACCGACATCTGTGATGTCACCTGCACCAGCAACACCGGTAATGTTTACAGGCGCTAGATTGTTCGCATCCTCGAAACACAGACAATCACCTGACACAAACGAATCTGCAGCAGTGCCTGTATTACGTAAACCTACGCGATTGTTGAGTTTTACCTCGGCGGCGCTCGCACAGAGGCAACCGAACAACACTAACACTATGGTGTTACGCAGTAGGAGCAATCGCTTTCTCATAATGCGCGGTGATCTTGATCTGCCCAGTGTTACCAACATTAAATATACCTCCTCCGTCCGCCGTGACAATGAAATCAACCGCACTCGCACCGGCACGGAGCATATCGAAATTGTTGTCGGTGTCCTCAACCGTTGTGCCGAGTGCGGTTGATTTGCCATTTGCAAACGCATCGGTGGCCCCACTGACACCCAGAGACCACGTACCGGCACCACCGGTAATCGTTATGCTAGCGGTGATGATCCGAGCTGTTACGTGTTTCAGTTTCGCACCTGCTGGCAGAACTGCCGTGGCAGTAAGCGTACTGGTCCCGCTATTGGCGGTAACTGTAACGGTATTGTGCGCATGCTGAGTACCATGCTCCCGTTCCCCAGGTGCCAAAATGGTATCATGTCCAGCCTGTCGCATCTCGGTGAAAAAGCCCGTGAATGTAAAGGGTTTCCATCGTGATGGTCGGCGCGTCATCGGATCAACGGGCTCAAATTGCGCTGCATCGAACGAATACGTGCCATCGGCCAGATCTAGGACGATGTATGGAAATGCAAAGGCGGTGCGTGTGCCGGCCGGAGGACCAGGCAGATTCGACAAGATTGGTGCGCGAACGATAATGTAATATCGTCGCCATCCTAATCCGTTGATGTCCTGAATGGGCGCTTGGCGTCGTGTGGCCGCCGATGAGGATGCTACCAAGCCACCGGTCTCATTAAACCACTCCACAATCAACCGAAAGCCTTTGTGAATACTGGCATAAATTGACCAGATATATGTCTGGTCCTCAACGATGCTGATGACACCTCGGTTCGTCGTCGAGTTGGCGGCAGCGAGTTTCGGTAAGCCTGACCCGATTGTTGTACCGCTGGTAGTGACACTCATGTACCAGCCGCCAATTGCGTTTTTGTCTTCCGTCGTGTTGAGCGCCGTGATCACACCACTCCCGTTGAATACGGTCCAAAACGGCAGGATTACGGTGTCCGTACCGCTTGGTGCCCCGGCACGCTTGAGCTGCATAGAGAAATCTGGATGGGGTATAAGATTGTGGGGCGAACCAATAGATGGTCGTTCCACAATGCTCGTAACGTCCGGGTCAGCAATCGTGCTTACATTGGTTGAATAGATATCCGCATTGTATCCCTCCACAACAAATCGATAGCGTGTAAGGGTCTCATCGATTTCTATGACGCGCTTGTCAGCATCGACAATCGTGAGTGATGTACCGTCTGCACCTGAATCAACGACCTTCAAGCGAATCAAGTCACCAAGGCTGACGTTCCGACCTTCCATGCCGGTTTCAAATGCATGCTTGTCATCCGCACGCTTCATGCGTTGCGCTCGATAGTAGAGCCATAATTTTGCCTCGTAGTGTATGCTAGCATTCGCCGGAGAACTATCGTCCCCTGCGCCAGAGGGGCCAGTTGGGTTTGGTCGTAACCATGGTGATTGCACAAACCTTTGCTCTCCGACTGAGAGCACGGGCATATCTATCTCGTCTTCGTACGCTTGCGGCTTGAAACGTGCTTCAGCACCATGCTGACGCCCCATCGCGCTATACTGCAAGATCAGACTATCGATTGCATCGGATAGTGCGGTGGTGACCGGCCCCGTGTAGGTTCCGGGCACGATGTTGTTCCAGTAACCATCATTGAGTCCGAACGTGACCACGGATGCTGCTGCTGCGCTATCAACAGTGATCTCCCATTCGTTGCTCGCATTCATCGATAGGCGTGCGCCACGAAATGCGAGAATTTCGAGAAGTACGTCAGCAAGACGGCGGAACTGACGATCACCGCCAAGCACACCACGCACGGCGGTGTTCATGCCGACATCGGAGAACGCTGTCTTCGCTGCTGTGAAGCTCGTTGTGTTCGTTGTTTTGCCTACCGACCACACAGGATCATTCAGAAGATCCTCAATGACGTTCGCAGGATTACCTTGCACGGTGCCGGCAATTTGAAGCAGAACCTGTCCTGCTTGGCCGGGGGTGAATAGACGCACGGTTGTCACGCCTTGATTGGAAGCATCCGCGCCGGTAACTGTGTAACGGCTATCTTCGACGTAAAATTCAGAGGCGATTTCAAGCGTATTAATGGGACTTGCCAGAATGGCGTCAGCAAGCGTAACCGTAGTCGTCGGCGCTACGTACGACACGACGGTGATCACGCTGTAGGAATACACCGTTGCACCGGCAGACTTTGCGCGCACGGGACGACCGACGTCGTAAACATTGTCGTGGCGGCCCGCTTCAGTGAAACTGCTCGCCGTTGCATATGTCGCATCGCTGCGTGTTTCCCAGCTCGCAGCGAGTTCGAGACCGGGCTGGTCTGGATTGATATCCAGCCATACCTTTTTCACTCGGGTACCATTCAGGCCCGCGAGAAAATCGTCGCCTCCAGGATTTAAAGCATTCCATACCCCATTGCTACCAACATCAGTTGATACAAAAGGCGGTGACAGAACGGCGTCGTTACCGAAGCCAATGGGAATCGGGGCGCCGATGTCGGTCGGATCAGGGAAATCAGCACCATTGACACGAATCGTGGGCACCAGGGTGTCGAGTACCGATGCTTGGGCAGATGTAATCGCAAAACTGATTTCTCCTGGAGCAGGCAGCGCTTGCTTGATGACACCTACGAAACGCGAAACAAGCTCATGCGTTGTCCGATCGTAACGCCAGAGTTTGCAGGCCACATTGCGCCATTCCGACGCGGGATTGTACGGTTTTGCGGATGATTCGGTCGGATTGGCCAGTTGCACAACGAAATCAGCTGCAAGATCGATTGCAGCACCGTAGGTTGCTGGCTCCAGGCTCACGCGACGTACGAGATGAATCTGTTCGGGTCGACGGATGCGTCCAGCGTAGAATGCGCCTAGGACGTCCTCATCAACGTATTCATTGAGGTCCATTGATGCGGAACGCACTGTTCCGCCACCATGATAGACGTCGAAGAGCCATGCTGGTTCGTAATGTGTTCGTTCGGGCACCAGTCGTGCCATGATAGCTGGGTGATCCGTCTTGGTCTCACTGCCGACTGTAAATGCCTTTGCACCTGGCTTGACGACAATGCCACCGACCTTGCCACTCACGTAATCGGGCTCTGGTGAGTGATTGCCGCGAAGCGGCCAGTAGACGAGTAAGTTTCCTGGGCGAAACTGGTCCGCCGCCATTCCCTGCTGAAGTTGATTCATCTCGTCATCAGAGAGAGCCGCGGACCAGATCGCAATTTCGGCGATTGCGCCGGCGACATAGCCCGAGCCGCCTGCACTACCAACGTACGTATCACCGCTGTTATTGCCGGTGGTAAAGGTAATCGCGCTGTTGATGACCGTTTTCGTACGATTGAGCCATCGCGACCATTCAGCCCCAGCGCCCTGGTACCGGTATGCACACCAAGCGCCGTTCGTCACGTGCGTAGAGCTAAGTGCAATTGCTGAACCGGTATTTGGATCAGTACCTGTGAATCCGGTAGCAACGAAATCGAGCGAATCGCCCACTGCCTCCCAACGCACAGCGAGGGCGTTTGCCGTATGACCGCTCAGCAACAGGGTCTTGCCTACCTGGTTGAGATCGGCCGGCTTGAACCAGAACGAAATGGTAAACGGCCCAGGTGTTTGATTCAAAAATACGGTAGATGCGAGCGTGCTTTGAGAATCAACGCCATTATACAGACGCGCCATCTACTCGACACCGATCAGCCAGTTGCGAATCAGTACGCCTATGATTGACCAACCGAGCACTGTGCCGGGCACTAGCATGTACCAAATCAGAATTATCCAGCGCCGTTCCATCTTATAGCCGGGACAGAGCTGTTCCAAGCAGCGAGGGCAGTGCATTGAGCCGCGCGGTAAGCGACAGGCATGCTTTGTACAATATGCGCGGATCATGCGAACTCAGCGGGAATACGGAAGGGTAGTGGAACTGTACAGCGAACAAGGCCGATTAGTTTCCCATCAATACGCACTGCATATGCGTTCCAATGCGCTACCCAGGACAGATGCACGCTGGCCGGTCGTATTCGTCCACTCGCTATATCATTGCAGCGTTCCTCAATGCATCGTGGACAGTGCTTCAGCAATCGGGCGAATGCCCCGTGTTTCTCGCAACAATTGATGTTCATGGTGAATCAGTTTGCCTGTCGCAGCAGCATGCCACTGTATGCTCCAGCATTTGGTGCAATCCGACGCCACGTAATATCCGCAGCGAGGGTTACTACGTAGACCTCGTAGCTGTTTCCATCGTTCAGATAGAGAACGCCAAATCGATGTCGAAATGATCGACCAATGTCCATGAACGTCGATTCAAAAGCTGACCGCTGCGCATTGGAATGCAGAGCTATCCGAACATAGCTGTTGCCTTGACGAATCGGATCAATGAAAGATCCAACCTCATTGTCTACGCCAGGCACAACCGGCGTAAATTCAACAGGGAACCCGGGATTCAGTGAATAACCGCCACTTACCCATGTTGTATATGTGGAATTGAGAGCAATGAGGGAACCGACCTCCATAACACTCTGCCCATCGGTTGTCGTTCCCGTGTTCGCAAAAATGCCCAAATAGCGAGTTTGGGTTGAGCCGAGAGCCTGCTGGATAGGAGTCAGATCGTACCAGAGTTTGTAACGACCATCCCTCGGATCCTGACTCACTGTAACGTTTGTCTGGCCAGTGGTGCCTCCTGAAAATGTTGCCGAGGTTGAGAGCTTGATCGTAACTGCCGTCAGATTGATACGATCGATTACCAGAACATGGTCGGTCCAGGTGCGCAGAGCGCCGACATCGAGAGCGCAGTATGTTGTACCACTGACCAAACTTGTCGATTTCCAACTGCGAAATGGCTTCGTCCACTGCACTAAGCGCGACGCGGGAAAATTGCTGTTCTCATTGAGCGCATAGGCCGTTGCTGACAGCACATCATCAGTGTCTGCTGTAATAAAGTTGCCCATCACATCGTGACCACGATATCACGCACTGCGGCACGTCCGGCGGGACTACGAAGCGCGGTCAGAACAACGGCCTCAATATCTTCGCGTTCTGTTGCTGCACCACCATCGATGATTACGCGAATCTCTCCGCCACCATTACCGCCGCCCGCCTCACGAAGTGCGCGCGTGTTATCGCGCACAGCAGCAGTGTTCTCAGCTGTCACGGTCGAATTGCGATCAAGATTATCATTCTGTACGGTGGCTAACTCGCGTATATCTGCAGCCGATTCTTCCGCGATTGTTATTCCAGATGCCATCGCAGAACGTGCGGCGCGCGAACCGGGAGCAAACTGACTACCGAAGGAGGCAATCTCAAAACCTAATTCTGCGCGGCGTTGGAGCAATTCAAGACGACGGCGAGGATCGAGATTTGGATCTTCAAGCTCTCTATCAATTTCGGCAAGCCGCCGATTCAGTTCACGGCCTTGCTGGGCTGGTGTCATCGCGCGAAGGCGAAGGTCTACAATGCGTTCCTCGATCGAGCTTGCCGCATCGAGCGCAGCAATAGCAACCTCAAGATCACGAATGAGAGAGGCGATATCAATCCCACCGCGCTCGGTGAAATTCTTGAGTACGAAGCCGGCAACATCAATTGCATCTGGTAAATCATCACGGAAAAGATCCACAAGACCCTCAACGCCAGCCATGAGAAACTCTTGTTCGATCTCATTTTCAAGATACAGTCTATTCAGTTCCTGGAATCCGCCGATCATATCGAGCCCGATCGACTCCGCAAGCTGGAGCATCTGGCGGCGGGCTTCTTCTGCGCTCACGCCGAGTGCGATGATATTGTTCGTGAGCGCAGAAACAATGGCTCGTGTATCCTTCTCCCTACCGGCACCGAGTACGGCCCCAAGACCAAAGATTCCGCCGCCTAGCGCAAGCTCTTCAATGCCGGGACGAATCTGTTCGAGTGCAGGTAAAAACTCTGGACGTCGTTGCCCAACGAGTTGCAGATTCGGTTCATTTGAGAAACCACCAAGAAACGCAGCCAGCTCAGGAGTCGCTGGCAATTCAAAAAACGGCACACGTATGCCAGACCGGCCGCCACCCTCCGTAAAGCGCTGCCGCGGCAATCCTGCTTCTTCAAGTAATTCGCTCAAGCCCTTCTTGATGCGAGTTCCGCGCGTCGGTATCTGGCCGATTCCGAAAACGCCTTCAAAACCAAGAAGGTCGCTTATAAGTCTAACAATCTCGGATTTGCCAAGCGTTAGAATCCCGGTGCTGACACGTGCGGCAGTGCCCTCAAGGCCCAATAATTCATTGACAATGAGCGATCCAATTCCCCCCCCGCCAAGCAATGTTGCTGCAACGGCGGCCGTTACATTTTGTTGCAGCGCATAATCTCTACCGATGCGCGCCCCGATCGAAAGACCGCTTTGCAACGCCAGTGCTCCTGCCGCAATTGCGAGTCCAACGGGTCCACCAGCCGCAATTGCGCCTGTTGCCCCAACTGGCACACCGCCAGCTTCACCTGGCAGAAATGCCTGCCCTGGTCCTGGAGGACCAACGAATCCGGGCGGTAGAAGAGTAGTGATGTTCGCTGCTCCGCTTGCTTGACCACTCACTCGCGAGAAGAGCGTGGTGAAGAAGTTTCCAATATTCGCGGTACTGATGCTCGTATCGCCCTCCATCCGCGTAAGGGTCCCGCCCCATACCTCTTCGAGGACGCTTGCTGCACCACGAAAAACGCCAGGCAGTTTGACCGAGAAGTTCTCGGTTATCATCAGATCAAAAGCATTTTTCTTTGCCTCGGCGCGAATCAGGCCACCAATAAACTCATCCAGACCACGTTGTACCACACCCTTCAGCAAATCCCCGGGTGAATCGAAATCTCTTGCGCGGCGCAGAATCTCAATGAACGATTCGCCAAAATCGACGGTAACCTGTTGTGCTTTGCGCGCTTCGATTGCCGCCTGTTCGAATTCGCGGCGAAGGGCGGCAGCTTGGCCGGCCGAACCCTGGATAAGCGTGGCCTGCTGGCGGAGTGCATCTTGCTGAGCAGTGAGCGCGGCGAGCTCGCCAGCGGTGATGTCCTTACGCTGTTTTTCCACCTCGAGACGTGCGATCTCTTGTTGAAGCAGAGAAACCTGTAAAGCATCAATCTCCTGCGCCATCATGAGCTGTTCAGCCTGCGATGCATTACTGTTCTGGGCGATCGCAAGCTGGCGCTCCGCAACCTCCAGGGCTGCACGTCGGCGAATCAGCTCCGCTTCAGCATGCCCAGCAGCATCACGGGCAGCGCGTTCGGCGGCCTGTTTGGCTTCCTTATCTGCATTTGCGGTATCTGCCAACGCTTTTGCCAGTGCTCGCTGAGTAGCAAGAGCATCCGCACCTCTATGCCTAGCTGCACGAGCGATTTCATCAGCCACTGAAATGGCAGGTAATGATTGCTGTTCGGATGCCATCGACACGCCTATCTCGGCTTCCGGCATGAATGTGGCACCCTCACCTCGTTGTACACGTGCGAAGGCGCCAGGTGTCAATACGCGTGCCCTGGCCTGCTGAAGACGCAGCTCTGGCTCAAGGCCAACTAGCGCACCAACACCTGCCCCTAGCGCAATACCCTCAGGACGGCGCGTGACTATACCGCCCACAAGGGCACCAGCGAGTGTAGTACGCAGTGCCTCGGGCAGACTGTTCCACGCATCGATAATGCTTTTTACATGAGATGCTATTGATGCTAGCGCAGATGCAAATGTCGTTGTCGCAGTAGCAGCGCGCGTAATCCAGTCGGCTAGCTCAGTAGCGATCAGTTGCTGATTCGCATCAGCCCAATCGAGCATTCGGTTCGCCACACGTTCAACATCATCGATCAACTCTGCGGCCAGCAGGTTGGCCGTTCCCTGCACTCGCTGCTGAATGCGGTGCAATGTGTCGTTCACAATCTCTGCGCGTTGGGCAAAATCAGTGGAAAACACCTGTCCCGTGCGCCGAGCCTCTTCCATGAGTGTACGCAGTTCGTCGCTACCGTTAGCGATGAATGTCGCCATCTCGCGCGACGTACGACCAAGCAGGGTGAATCGTGCTGTGGTCTTTTCCGCACTATCAGGTAGTTGCTCCAATGCATCGATCGTATCGAAAAACACGTCTACGAGCGGCCGCATTGCACCAGTATTGGTATCGATAACCTGAACCTTCAGTGCTTCAAAAATTGCTGCCTGTTTGGTTGTTTGATCTTGAGCTTCGGCCATCTGACGACCGAAAAACTCCAAGCCCTTGCCCACAGTTGCGATGCTCGTACCGGCTAACTGCGCTGCGGGCGCAAGGGCGCTCAGCGTTTCGACATTCACACCAACGGCGCGGGATAGTTTGATCAGATCATCAGCACGCCGGGCCGTATCTGCAAAAGCAAACTCGTAAGCGCGTCCAACACCACGCGCGATACGTTCGGCCAGATCGAGCGCCTGATTGAGCGCCACTACAGTGCCACGAAAACCCGTGAATGCGGAGGTGCTTCGAGTGGCCGCGCGCTCTGCCTGCGCACCCAGCTCGGCGAGTTTATTGCCAGCCATATCGACGACGCGGACCGTGCCGGCGTCGTCGATTACAAAACGTATACGCACCTCTCGTTCAGCCATCACTATTTACGTCAGCATCAATAGCGCGCCGATTTTTCTCGGCACGAATCATGAGCATAGCCTCTTGCGCACGAAGCCTATCGTCGCTAGCGAAGGCGCCAGCCTCGATCGCGCTTCCGAAAGCCGACCAATCAACATCCCACACCTCCACCTCTTGCTTGTTCTCATCCAACGTCAGCTCGCCTCGGCAGCAGAGTGACCAGAGTCGCCACATGCGCCATTCCCATTCGCCGAAACGAAGAAGAAAACATGTCGGACGACATTTCTCCTCTGGCTTCCAACCATAGATGCCCTGTGCGCATTCCTCACAAGTCTTCGGTGTGCAGGGGTCAGTTAGGTGTCGTACTAGCCGGCGCAGGTTTTTTTTTCTGCCTCTTCGCGCGCACGCTTGGCGTCCTTGAGACGCGCAGATATCTCATCGATGAGCCGCGAGAATTGCGCTGGATACGCGCGCAACCACAGATACTCGGGTAGAGTATGGCGCTTTCCGGTTGTTGGGTCAGTCCATACCGCCTGATCATGGTCGCATCGTATCTCGCCACTACCGTTGACCAGAGGCTCAAGGTCGACCACTTCATCTGAACCAACAGGCAATGGTGCCAGCTCAGTAATGATATCTGCCGTAAGACCAGACCACGTTTCGATTTGGTGGCGGATGGTCAGAGCAAGAAGCCGATCACCATCGACCTTCGTTTCATACTCCCCCGTACGCGGATTCCAAAGCTTGCTGGAGGCTTGTTGCACGAGACGTTGAAGCTCAGCACGCGATGATTCGCGCACGGTGACAACGAAGGTATCGCAAATGGGGACGGCTACTGTGTCAAACGTCTGACGGGGAACGAGCTTCATGGCGTAGTCTCCATGCGCTCGTTCGGCACAGGTTGCCTCGGGCTTGGCATCGTGTCGTCCTGGTGATGCGCGCCCGGAGGACACTCTGACTACTACTGATCGTCATTCGTTCTTTGCCGCTTCGTTGCGGCTGCTCGCTGCAGCTTATCTAGCTCATCAATTGAGACTACCAACAATGCATCTAAGACCTTGGGCTTGCTGCGTAGCTCATTATTGATGCCTTGACGGTCGCCATCAGACACATCAGACCTAGTGAGTTTGCGTATCAACTCAGCTCGCTCTTCTGCGAGCCTGCGATTGTACTCCTGCACCTCTGGGGCTTCATTGTCCAGTTTCACGTAAGCCACCTTGCTTTCAGGACGCGCATTGAATGCAACAACGATACCCGGAAATACAAGTACGTCATCCGGTTGGGCAAGTCGCCATTGCTTTTCGCCAAGCCACGCAAGGCTTACTTTCCGTCCAAGCTCAACCATGCTTGAGTCTCCCATGCCGATCCCGTTTTGTTTCGGATACGAAACATGCGCCGCATATGCGGCACTCGTAGGTTCGAGCGGTTACCATTGGGCGAAAGAGCCCCATCTTCCGATAGGGCGCGTCTCGCATCTCATCAAAATGCTCGATCACCTCACCCTCAGACAAATTGCGATCGAGATAGCCCACATCGATATGCGCTTCGTGCCGCATCACGCACCCATCGTGATAGACCATTCGGATTCGGCTGTAACATTTTGGAGCTTATACTGAAGCATAAAGTCTCGAATGCCTCCATTGTCCCGAATGTTTGGTTGAATGAGCTGCGCCGTAGGATAACTGAAGGCAATCGCGTTCGTACCGCTACTGTGCGTCCAACTGATATTGTGCGTCGTCGGGCCGGAGGAGAGCCAGTCTGTGAACCATTCATCGTAGGTGATTACAGTAGACGCATGATGATTGACAGCCAGCACGAGTTCCAGAGTAGGGTTGCGATCAATAACAATGGCCGCTTCAAAGCCGGTCGCATCGTTCGCATTTTCTATTCGGATGATCTGTACGCCGAAATCGTGCGTAAACGAACGGAATACAAAGGCAGTTAACGCACTACCATTGTTAATCGTTGGTAACGTTAGTCCTAGGAATGGCTGTGCGCGTTTGGTACCACCAGTCCAGCCATTGAACAGGGTTCCCACGGCAACCGGCGCGACGTAGAGACCTTGCATGCGGAAATCGGCTTGAATACCTCCACGCGGATTGCCTGATAGAATACAGTTGCCAATGGCTCCGGGGACCTTGTGGACATGGGCGCTGTGATTCACATAAACCGTCGCTGATTCCAGAGCCGCAATGGTGGACGGTTTATATACAATCTGAGCCGGTGGTCCAACCAGAGTTGTGCTTGTGCAGGCACACGCTGACAGCAATGCATCAAGTGCTGCGAAGCCATTGACACCAATGCTGCCATTCACACCGCTCGTTTCTAACAATGTGCGGAAGGTCAGATCAACCCAACGCATGGCGATGATGTCGCTTTGACGAGTGAAACTCGAGGAGTGCGGTCTGAATTCGAAACGCTCGGCATTCGGCTGCGCCACCACCGCAGAGTCATAAGTTTTGATATCATCTGTCCCGCCCACTGGTAGGGAATCGGTACCATACGTAGTTTCGAGTTTCGCCATGACGGGAGCAATGCGACTTCGCGATACGGTAAAATTCGCGGTTGGCATTCGTCACACCTCCTTCAGCCAATTTGCTGCGTTGTTGGATCGAGCCAGTGCTCGATGTGCGTAAGCGCAAACTCAATCACTACGGCCCCAGTATTTCCTGCACGCTCAGCAAGCTCGACGATACGCTGACGCCGGGGAAGCCATTGAAAGCTGAGGCCAGTTTGTGCCGGGTCGCGCACATCCTGATCCTGCATGAAATAACGTCTAACATCAGCACCTAGCCTATGCCCCTGGCGTTCCAATGATGCGTCACCATGCGGTTCGTAGCGGTAGACAACCAAAACCAGGAGCTGCGTTTCCACCTCCGTCTCTGCCGTGCCGAGCATTGCGTAGTCCTCTGCGCGTAGTCGGACATACGCAAACGGCACATGCGGGTTGTCGTATTCGATCGGCCGGTCAAACTCAGCACCACGGAGCCAGGGAATTGTTTTGAGCACATCAAGTGCACGCTCGGCAATCTGCAAAATGATCGGATTCGGTAATTCGGCCATTTCATCTCAGAATCCGCTCGCTCGTTTCGGCGATACGCTCAATCAGCTCGGGCTCAAAGCGCTGCCGGGCCGGTTCAAGTGCCGGACGCGCCGGCACAGTTACAGATTTTACCAGCTTAAATAGTGCCACAACTTCATCTCCGCGACGTTGCATCAGATAAAGGTTGCCGTCGTCGGTTTCGTGAAAAAAGGTGTCCTCGAAGTCGCGCGCCGTGCCACGTGGCACGCCCGCCTCGGTAAGTGCATCAGGTAGCGGAATCGTGAGCCAGTCAGCCTCGCGTGGTTCGATCGTTGCACCAAACTCCTGGGTGAGCGCATATTCCAGTACCTTCTCTTCGGGACGAATGAGGCCAACATCGAGAATGACGTTATCGGCGCTGAGCGTGACCTCGTGTGTATAGCTTCGTGCCAGAGCACCTGTGCGACGCCGCGTTGCGGTGTCCGTCGTCTGAGAAGCACTGCGGTGTTCTCGCACAATGTACTCCACCGCCTCCGCGCCAAGCGCATCCGCAACCTGCGCCTGTGCATCACGTAAGCGTTGCCGTGCGCCACGCAGATCCGCAACTAGAAGCAGTAGCTCATCTGTATCGAATGACACTTTCATAGATAATCGAACATGGCCCGTTTGAAGTCCGTAGCTGCGCGGTCGGTGTCATCCTCTTCACTCTGTTTGTCGGAAAGCGAGATACCACCAGCGTAGACACCCGCGCCCGTCTCCGTTGCTGCGTCCCGCATCAGATTGCGAGCAAGCGCCATGTAGTGCTCGAACAGATGCGATAGTGCTTTGGTGATGTTGCCGTCGGTTGATGTCGTCACGCGCCGAGCAAAGCGCGCGGCGATTGCAGCCGCCACCTTCGCAGCCGCAGACCGCACTGCCCCTTCGACCGCAACCGCCGCGTCAATGTCTTCGTCGGATACCAATCTGTCCGTAGAGTCTACGTCACCAACGAGAAAACGTACGTGATCCTTGTCACTTAATGCCGGATCGCCGCTGTACGTCCAATGTCCGACGATCTCCCATTGCCCCTGCATGCGAACGCCTCAGTCTGCACAGAACGTTACGCACGTCACCTTCGTTGTGGCGTAGACGGTACACTCGATCATGTCACCAGCATCCTCGCATGTGGTGCCCACGGCATTGATTGTTGTCACCGTCGTCACGCCGGCAGCCCCAGCCGTGACGGTGAGAGCCTGTGTTGTGTGTCCGGTGGTGACATGGAAGACCTTTTTGCTGCCAATGTCCTGGGCATCCAACGCCGCATCGTCGCCGAAATCGACGTCGACCGCATTCGCAGAGGTATCTACACTCCACCAGCTCGCAGCCTGGATATTTGCCTTCGTCAAATTCACATCCGCTGCGGAGAGAGCAGCACCGTTTGTACGTCGCACATGCGGAAATGTAGCGATGCCCGCTGCGGTCACGGACCAGTTATCGTCGGTGATACTCACTGTTGTATCCGTTGCATCGCCGATGGTGATCGTGTCCGCATCGGCATTGCTACCAATTGTCACGGTATCGCATGCTGCCGCGTTACAGATACTGACGCTTGTTGCATTTGTGTTTCCGATGTTCACGGCAGCTGCACCGCCAGCATCAAGACCAAGCGCTGCAGCACCTCCGCTCTGCACGGTCAATGCAGCCGTGGCATCGTTATCTGAAGCAGTAAGCGTAACAGTGCCTGCATCGTTACGTGTGAAATCAAACGTCGCGTCGGTCCCCGCATTCAATGACTCGCTATTCTCCAGCGTTAAGCCAGACGTCGCGGCGATTGTAACGGTATCTGCTGCCGACCCTAGCGTCAGTGTTGCATTACCACCTGGATCAACAGTCATTGCCGCCGTGGCATCATTATCCGAACTTGTAAGCGTGACTGCTCCAGCATTATTGCGAGTGAAATCGAAGGTTGCATCCGTATCCGTATTCAACGATTCGCTATTGGCCAGCGTGATACCACCAGTGCCGCTCATCGTGACACCACCAGCAATACTGATTGTTGAACCAGACGGTACGGTCAGCTTATCGGAAAATACATGCTCGCCACGGTGGCGTTGAAGAGCGTAAGCAGTTGCACCGAATGCGACGATTATTGCTACCAACACCAGGAATTTGCGCATCGCAATCTCCCTATTGGCTCAACTGTGTTGCCTCGACATAGTTGTGCCGCACGAATGCGTCGGGATACTGCACCTCGACACCGTAAACGAGTCGTTCGGTTGCGTTACCCTTTTCATCGCGAGTGATTACCGACGTAGCTTTCACAACAGTGCCAGGAACTTTCTCTCTGACTCGCTGGCCCTGAAACTGCACCAACGAACCGATCTTGAACTCAGGCTTGAGTGCCATGCTGCTGTCCTCTTCGTCGCTTGTCGGTCTCTGGTATGTAGCGAATGTAGCGCTGATCAATCAGCTTCTCGCGATTGCGCCACGTATTTGCACGATGCGTATCCACGACGTCACCCGGTTTCAACGACGGCTGTTTATCCGCTTCAAACGCTTTAAGAACTACGTACGGCATCAGGTCGTAGCCTCATTGAAGAAATAGCCGAGGTCGGGCGCGACAATCTTGTTATCCAACGCAAGCTCGCCCTCGATACGGTCTGCCGCAAGGTTCTCCATGCGAAACCGTTTGATTCTCAGCCCGTCAGTAGAACCAAGCAGACCACGCCATACGAATGTGTAGCCAGCGCTTGGCGCCAAGAGACCCGGTGATGGCTGCACAAAGCAAAGCAACGCATCTTGCGAATCAATGCCGAATGACATCGCCGCCGTCTCGCCCTCCACATTGGTAGCCTTTACGGACATGGCGACTTTCAGCATATCAACGCCGAGCACGCGAGCGATCATATCCTCGCTGATAGACTCCGCGGTCGTGTGTTTGTAGCGATCAACGATGTCCGGATGATGTTTGAGATAGCGAAACACATCATAGCCACATACCAGCATGTTCGGCAGGAAGCCCGTGTTCAACAGGATGGTGCGCTTGCCGGTTTCGATATCGGTGATTGGATCACTAGTACCATAGGCGCTCCATAGGTTGGCAGGAGTCACATCAGTATCCCAGACGCCGGTAGCAAACGCATCAGACTGGAATTGCGCTTCACGACGTACCAAAAGACGTTGCGTCACAAATTGCGTCGCATCGCGATCAGGATTCAGTGGCGAATCCGTGTTGGCGCGTGTCTGATCTCCGACGTCTTTGTGAATCGCAAACACGTCACATGAGTATGTGGCAGTCGAAAGCCCGTAGCCTGAACCAACAGATTCTGTGCTATCGGCTCGCACCTTCGCTTCGTCACGGAACCAGTCGTTCTTGGTATACGTGAAGTATTTGTCCGTTTGCTTTTCAACCGCTACGATCGGGAATACCTGTGTCGCGATGAATTGCGACTGGGACTGCAAATACGCAACGCTGATATTCGTCAATACCGCATCCACATGGACATCACTACTCGTTGGTTGAGGCATGGTTGTCTCCTCCTTCTAGCCGATTACCTTGCTCGATGCGGATTCGCGCAGTTTACCAGTGCCGTAGCAAGACCTGCCGCCGCAGTACTAGCGATCAGCACCTGACCAGTGACGTATTCGGTTGTATCGATACCCGGCGTTTTGGCGTCGGCTTGACCATCAGCGCTGGTGCCAATCAGATCGCCGATCGTGAGGGCAGCATCGGACGACACCTTGGTCATGCCGTAGACCAAGATTTCGGCCGCTTTGCCAAGAGCGTTCGGTTTGTTCTGGAGCACACCAACCGGCACATCTGTTGCTCCGGTGCACGTCGTCGCGCGACCGTTTGAGTCGAGTTTCATGAAATAGTACTGCTTGGCAGATAGATCTTCAGCAGCTTCCAAGGTGATACAGAAACTAGGTTGCTCAACAGCCATTTCCTTTCTCCTCCCTCAGATGCGACGTCGCTGTTCCGACACATAGCGCTCATACAGCTCCGGGCGCTCGCTAGCGATTTTGGTAACCGCCTCGGCATGTGTCCTCGCGAGTTTTTTGCTGACGTGCTCGGTGGCCAGCTTATTGATCTCATCGATGGCACTGGTAGCGGTTGCTTCACCCGGAACTCCGCGTTCCTTGAACAGATCAGACTGTTGCAACTGCGCTTCGGCTGCTTTCAGAACGCGCTCGATCTCCGCATAGTCGCTTTCGGATGGTGCACATTCGGCGAGCCGTTTTAGCACAAGACCGAACTCATCGGCCTTGACTGGAAGTGCCTTGAACGTCTGCGCTTTTGCGACATACTCAGCGGTGAGCCTCTTGTCGCGTTCGGCTTTCGCCGCCTCTTCAGCATCCCGCGCACGCTTCTCGGTCTCCTCGATGCGCTTGCGCACCGGCTCCGGAAGCGCCTTCCACGCCTCTTCCTCCGGCGTATCCTTGCTCTTCGCGGATTCAAGTTCTTTCACCCGCTTGTCCAGAGCCGTGGCTTTTGTCTCAGCATCGCTGGCGCGCTTGTCAATAGTTTGCGCCCATCCCAAGATGGCCGTTTTCACTGCGTCGTCGAGCTTTGCTGCCTCTTCTGGCAAAGTCAGAGTCGGCTTGTTGTCGTCCTTCTTGCTCATTTGCTCCTCCTCTTCGTCGTCCACTTCTTCCATGAGATGAACGAGCTTCGAGACTACTTCCTTGAGTGCACTCAGCCGCGAGCCGGCCATTTTCCGACCGATCTTTTCAGTGTTCGTGACGTCCTCATGATCTGCCAGCCAGCGGCGGGCTTCGGTTGCTGAGAATTTCTCCTTGTCGAAAATCAGCGCCTGTATTTTGAAACCGCCGCCCGTTTCAGTAGGCCCACCGGTCGCTTTGACACCATCAGTCAACTCAATTGTACGAATACGCACAAAGTCTCCGGGATCACGTACTCGATAACGAAAGCTGTTCTCTGTCTCGTCCCAGCCACCCTTGGCAACATCCTCACGCCGCTTTGCAATCAGAATATCCGCCGCTTCGTTAGCACCAGCATCCACCAGACCAAGCGATTTGATCGATTTAACCCATATGCGCGTAAGCGGTTTGGTACTCATCAAGCAGCCTCTGGCACCTGCTCACGAACCACGCTCATAACGAGGGACAATTGCCTGCGCTTGCCATTGCGGACATCGCTCCAGAGTTGATTGCCGCGTGGTGTGTCAGGAATACGAATCACTGCCAAAGCACCGATCGGCAACACGCCTTTGGCATTGAGCACTTCAATAAGATCCGGGGTAAAAACGATTCCACCAACGACCTTCGCAACATCGAAATCGACGTGCATATCATCTGCACCGGCAGAAGCAGAACCGAGGAAATCATAAAATTTATCCTCGAACGCCCTCAGCGCTTCTGGCGTATCGATTATGTCACCACCCGTATCTACTGGTGTTCGTCGCCCGTCAGGATGCAGCCTTATGCCACCAGAATCACGCGCAAGCGTGCCATCTGGTTTACGCGCTACATACGCCCAACCGATCACGAGGCGTCGATCACCACTATCAATGACCTTGGCCACATCGATAGTGTATCGAACATCCTCTTGACACTGCTCAGTCACGTAAAACGCACCTCCCGTACCATAAACAAAAAGAGCGGGGCCCGGTTACCCGGACGCCGCCCTTTTCGCGGTACAAGCGCCACTACCAATGTGAGGCGTCGTCTACATCAATTTGACAATGCTGTCAATACAAGCGGAGTTTGCCGCCGCGCCAGATTCGACGGTAGTCCCTTCGACATGTCTTGCCGAAGTGTCCACATGAGACAGTCCGTGAGACAGTCCGTGAGACAGTCCGTGAGACAGAAAAATGAAGGCCCATGCCGCTTTTTTCTTGCTTTGCTAAGCGGCTTTGCTAGACTCTGATTATGACGAAGAGCCAAACACGAAAAAGCAAAGCGCAGGGAATGAATTGGATCCGCCCCGCGAAGCGGCTCGCGATATACATGCGCGACGGGCTTGCATGCGCGTACTGCGGCGGGACGATCGAGGACGGCTGCGTCCTCACCCTCGATCACATTACCCCCCTGTCGCGCCGCGGCTCGAACAACGAGCGCAACCTCGTCACTGCATGCCTGCGCTGCAACAGCTCGCGCGGCAATCGCGGGCTGGAGGCATTCTGTCGCGCTGCTGCAGCGTACCTGAACCACGGCGTGCGGCCAGCAAAAATCATCAATTTCGTCCGCACGACCAGCCGCCGGCGGCTTGACCTGGCCGCCGCAAAAGCATTGATTGCGCGGCGCGGTGGATTTGTCGCCGCATGCCGCACGGCAGCCGGACTGAAAGCTGGGCCGGCAGGGAGAGAAGGATGAAAATCGAGGACGCAGAGGAGCGGTGGGAAAGTTGTGACCTCCCCGAAGACGGGGAGGATCACGTTGCGTGCTGCACATGCGGCACGCATATCCCGGTGGACGAAGCCAGCGAGCAGGGGCTTTGTCGCGAATGCGAGCCCTGACTGCGCGGTGGGAGTGTTGAGGCAATCCCCTACACTGCTGGCCGTCTGGAAGAGCCCCTGGGGCGCGGTGCTCGGCGCCGAGGCGCGCGCATCACGAAGATAATCGAAGAAGCTCTCGTGATTCCATCTACCTGCCCCACCCACGGCCGCCCTCTGATCTGCCCCGCGTGCATCGGGGCCAAGGGCGGCAAGGTAAAGTCAAACCGCAAAACGCGGGCGGTCCGACGCAACGCGAAGCGACCACGGAAGCGGCAGACAAAAGGAGAGCAGCAATGAAGAAAGAGCTCATGCGCTATCAGGCAAGATAAGCGCCGGGTTCGTGAAGGAGGAGACATGAACAACACGGCAATCAACTGGACGCAATACACCTGGAACCCAGCCTCAGGCTGCGAGGTGATCACCGAGGGCTGTAAATATTGCTACGCAAAAACCCTCGCAGAAAACCGACGTGGCACACCGGCATTCCCTAACGGCTTCGACCTCACGATTCGACCGCATAAGCTCAACGAGCCGCTGAAGCTCAAGCGGCCGAGCCTGATCTTCGTCAACTCGATGAGCGACCTCTTCTGGGAGAAACTCCCGGAGGACTACCGCGACCAGATCATCGACGTCATCGAAGCCACCCCGCAGCATCAGTACCAAGTGCTGACGAAGCGCCCGGAACGAATGCTCGCCTATTCGCAGCGCCGGAAGCTGCCGCCGAACTTCTGGGCCGGCGCAACCATCGAATCGAACCGGCATGCTGGTCGCGCAGACTTGCTTCGGCAGATCGCTGTGCCGATCCGATTCATCAGCGCGGAACCGATTCTCGACGACCTTACCCAGCTCGACCTTGCCGGCATTCAATGGCTCATAACGGGCGGGGAGAGCGGGCTGCACTTGCGCGATGCTTCAATCCGCGCTCGACGTGGGCTAGCTGAGCCAATCAACGGCAAGTGGCAACCACGCAGTGATCGATATCATTGGATCACGCAGCTTGTCGACGCAACACGCCTGAGCGGCACCGCCATGTGGCACAAACAATGGGGGGGCCCTACGCCCCACTCGGCAGGTCGGCTGGTGGACGGTCGGACGTGGGATGAGATGCCAACAACACCGCTGCCCAGTACATCACAGACCCTCGCAACGGTGACCTGACTGGAAGCGGCAGAAAAAAGGAGAGCAGCAATGAAGAAGACGCAAGTCGAAATCGGTGCTACATACATCGCCAAGGTCAGCGGCATGAGGGCCTTGTCCATTCGTCAGCCTTGGGGCTCCCTAATTGTGAAGGGCTACAAGGATGTTGAAAACCGCACCTGGCGTACGAGTTATCGAGGGCCACTACTCATTCATGCCGCATTGCGGTTGGACCCTAAGGGTTTCGAATTCGCGCACAGTCTCGGAATTGATATTCTGCCCGAGGATTGCCCGCGCGGCGGGATCATCGGTATGGCCGAGCTTGTTGACTGCGTTACTCACCACCCCTCGGCGTGGTGGCGTGGTCCGTTCGCATTCGTCCTTGCCAACGTTGAACAATTACCCTTCAGGCCGCTCCGAGGTCGTTTGGGTATTTTTCCCGCATGAACTGCAACAACGTTTATTGCCGTACCAGAAATCGCCACAATGACCGCAGTGGTGAACCCTGCAACGTGTTGCTAGCCCGCTTGCCGCCACCGAGAGTAAATTAAAACTTGGCACGCTAGGTACACCCAAGTCAACATTGGAGCGTACCACAATGTCAACACGCCCAGCGAACTCCGCCAACAAGGCCCGCATGGGCTGCGGGTCACTGACCGAGTACCAGGCGTGTACGACCAAAAAGCCTACATGGTCGCACTCGATCAACCAATCCACGCAACGCTCGATACCGCGTGGCCACTTCCCACCACTTAGATCAATTGCGTAGCGTAGTTCGGGAATGGCGTCCATTGTAGCCATCATTAAGCCTGCACCAGTGGCTAGCAACATGCCCTTTCCGTGCCGTCCATAATCGATGACGGGAACCTGATGCATGCGAATTATTTGCTCTGCTGAGATCACGTGTGATCGATCACGCCGTGAAACTAAGTGCAGCGGCTTTGTCCTCCCAGGGCGGACCAATGTATTCCCAGGATGATGTCAAGCGGTTGAACGCATGGGCTATCCGTCGACTACCCCCGTCCATTCCAGCTAATCCCATCGCGCGGCGCATTCTCCAAAGTTCCGGATGCCGTTTGCGGTATGCAATAAACGACGGATGCGACGTGGTGTTGATTACGCGGCATCCCGTTGCCCGATACGCACCGGCAATAGTCTCAACAAGGACATTCCCAATCCCCAAACCCTGAAAGTCTGGCAGGACCACCGTTCGAGTGGCCCTCCGAATCCGGTGGTGCGTATGACCCACAAATGCCAGCCAGGCAGAAAACGCAACGGGCCGATTCTCAATCCATGCACAGTAACAGTGTGCACTTCGGTTCAACCTTCCGCTTAAATAATGATGGTGTGCGAAAAGTTTCCACGACGAATAATGCACTCGTGCAATTTCGAGTTTGATGGGAGGCCGTCCTTGAAGGGACCTCCAAACGAACTGCTGGTCTGGTAACCGGTAGACCCAATCGGGTTGCAGCCACTCTTCAATGTCTTCATGACACGTTATCGCAATTAGTTTTTGGCCGCGTCGTCTTACCACTTTTGCAATCGCAAAACTCCCTATCCGTGCAACCTGCCGATCCACAACGCTAGTAAACTCGTCCACTACCGCAAGCTCCGGCAGCTCCGCAAGCAAGCGCGCCATTGTGACACGAAACTGTTCTCCGTAACTCAATACACTATACGGCCGCAGCCACGAAGGTGGGCTTGAAAATCCCACCGCACTAAGAAGTGCCACGATGTCCTTAATGGATAGCGTGGCAGGAAATGCATCAACGATACTGCGGTCGGTCGGCCAATCGAACTGTCTATCCATAAGATCTGGCCATACTCGGCGAGCGATCGTGGTTTTGCCACTGCCTGATGGACCCACGATCAGTCCAACATTCCACGGCTTCTCCTCCAGCGGCAGATTCACGGTCCACCTTAACTCTACACGGTCGGCCGGCGGAACATCAAACATTCCCTCTAGTTGAATAACTCGTGCCGTACGAATGATTGGACTCCCAATCACGATATCAACGCTCGGCATACGAACCCTTCCACCGACAATCGCTCAATCAATCGCAACTGTTCGGTTTCACTGATACAGGTTACAACAACAAGAAATTGTGATGTCGGTTCAGATACTTGCCGCGCATCCACAGGAAACATTTGCCCCAGCAATGTTTTCACTTCAGCGGCATCAAATATCCCGTCCAGACTCACCAGTTTCAGCTCCTTCAACACATTCAGATCCCACTCTGCCAACTCCGCCGTCCGGTTATCGTACAGAGCAAGCCGCGTCTTCTGCTCCGGCGTCAGCCCGGTTCGTCGAACAGCGACGATCTCCTTGCCGTCAGTCTCGATGACACGTACACGCTCGATGCCAGCTGCGCTCGCCGCCTCAATGGTCGCATTGCCCGCTAGCACAGTGCCGTTTTCGTCGATTACGATGGAGCGCGCTGCGCCAACCTCGCGCAACGCTTGCTCAATCATGCCGATATTGCGAGGCGTGTGTTTTCTCGCGTTCTTTGAATCGGGCTTCAGGTTGGTAAGCTTCATGCAGTTTGCACTATCGACCAAGCGCAATATGTCATCAGAATGGAGGCTCAGCAATTCGCTTAACACCCAGCTGTTCACGAAAATCCGCAAACACCTTGCCCCCCTCATTGCAGCGAAAGCTCAACTCAAAGGCTGACGTATTCTCCAAGCGGTCCTCGATTTCAATGATCCATTGGAGCATTACTGATGCGCGTCTGCCAAGGGTATGGGCATGTCCATCGAGAACGACTGTGGCAATCATGCCGCCTCTCGTCTGCCCTGTGGTCGCAACACCACTACACACCGACACGATGGATGCAACGGTGGCTCAGCATCGTCGGGAAATGATTCGTCCATACCGACCTCAACGCCATCAAGCTGCGCGCAATCCTCATCGGTGGCAGAGTCATTGACAGCAATCCACACGCGCGTTGCCTCATCACGCTCAAACAAGCCCTGGTCGGCCGCCTGTTCCCATGCTTCACGAATTCCCGCATTACCAGCAATCGATGCCTCGGTGCGTGCAATCATGAGCGCGCGCACTTGAATCAGCTCCCGTGCATAGCGTGCCAATCGTGCATCGATTGTTGATTGCGCTATTCCCTGTGCTGCCAACTCTGCACCGCGGTTCATGACCGCTCGGGCATGAGGCTCCGTTAAACCAACGAGCGGTTTGATTAGCCGGGCCGTACGGACAGCCGCAAGACCCTGACGCTGCGCTTCAACGAGAACATGCCGCACACCCTCCCGCGTACCATTACTGATGTTTGTGATTCGTTCTCCTCCGGCCCGCTCGAGGAATGCCAACGCACGCCTGTCGGTGATACTGAAAGAGGCATCAAACGGCAACAATCGCGCCGCTGCCCGTCCTGATTCTTCATATACGTCGCGCACATTGCGTACGAACTGATCCCGCAATACCGGTTCGGCAATCTCCTCCCAGGGCACGGCGCGCGCCGCGTCAGCAAGATCGCCTTCGAGAAGCGCGCGCTGCACCTCGGCCGTGCTCACCGCCTGTCGTGTTCGCGCAATGGCGGTAAGCACCGCGCGGCGTAGTTCGGGTTCCGCGCGCGTTGCAATGCGATGCACAGCGCGCCACTGACGTTCACGCGGGAGCGCCATCGTTCCAACATGTGAGACGCACTACACGACGCGATATCAAATACGGTTCAAGCGCAGCCGACTCTTGTAGCGCAACCGCGCATGAGGCCTTGTCTGCAAACGGACCGACGGCCGTGAAACGGACGCCGTCATGGGCGACGGACAAAAATCCGAACCACCACGCCATCATCCCAATGCACCATTTCATAGGCGCCCTCCTCGCAACTCAGCACGAATCATGCGGGCTAACGGCTGACGTTTTCCCACTTCTCCCTCTCCCTCATCCTGCTCGATCGGTAGACCTGCGTATCCGAGTAACCGATTGAGCAACGGACCCTCCATAAAGAGAGGCGACAGCGCATTAGCGTTAGCAAGCGCGGTGATGTATTGCCCTAACTCTTGTAAATTCGGTGTCTCGATATCGCCCCGCTTGAGGGTTGGCATGGCGGTCACATTAAGCCCGTTCAGTCGGATCAGGCGCGGAATCGCATGTCGATTGAACGTCGCCAACAACGCATCGTAATAGCCGGCCAGCGCCAATGCAAATACCGACGTGCGGGCTGACACGAGTGCAAACGAACCAACGTTCTCGTGTCCGAGGAACAGGAAATCCGCGAACATGCTCATTGCCATCTCACGCGATAGCCGAGTGATCGTAGCTTGAATGTCTGAGCGACCACGACCCGGAGACGTTAGCAACGATAGATCGAACAGAAGCTGCCCACTGTCCGGATCCCGATCACTCGGGATAAGTGCACATTCCTGCTCATCACGTTTGAGATTGCGTCCCATCCTGCGAAGTGCATCGCGCGTCGCCGCCTTTTCACCGGTTGCGGAATCTGAAAGCACATCTGCCGGCGCACGAAGCACGGGCAGGCCAGTTAGGTCTCTATCGGTGCCAATGACCTCGATCTCGCGTAGGCGACGCACGAAAAAATAATTGATGAAAGCATTGCGAAGAATCGAACGGCCTTCGGGGTTGCCACGATTTGCCTGCGTGCGGAATAGCAGTGCGCGCTCGATGGGGATGAAACGCAAAACATAATCCGGTGCCGGACGCTGCCACATGCCCTGCACCCCGCCCGTATCGTCTAACTCCCAGCGATCGAGAGATTCCTGCGCACGCGGTGCGAATTTCCGCCACCCAATCAACCCGTCGTTGTAACGTGAATTGCGAGTTGGATCGCGGCTCTCACCCTCACGCCGCTTGTAGACGATCTCTGAATAATCCCACCCAAACGGTAAGAACGTGAGCCATTCGGACAACGTGTCGGACCAAGTCAGACTCATATCATCGAGGGCTGTAGTCACGAGCATCTTGGCGCGCTCATCGTCCTGTGTACTGCCGCTCGTTTCGACCCAGACAGAGACGCGGCGCATATATTGCAGAATAGTTTGCCCAGCGGCGCCGATAATCGGATCGTTGTCCCACATCTCGCGAAACATTTTGCGGCCGCGCTCGTCACGCAGCTCGCGCAGAAACTCCTGCGTCACGCGGCCCTGCCAGTGCTCCAGGCCCGAGGCACCGATTTCCGTAAATGGGTTAGGGGGCGTTGGTTGTTGCTTCAATGCGCGTACCTTGCCGTTACTCACGTCGTCACCTCCTTTCTCAATGTGAATGTGCCGGCCGCTAGGCGCCACACGCGACTATCCGATGTACGGGTGATCTCCAGGTCCCATATTATACGCAGCCATCCCGTATATGCAGCAGTGTGTGTGGCCGTCCGTACAATCGTGATATTCGGCGCAATAGCCGCCAGCGTTATGCCATCACTGTTGGAAAGCGATATTACTGTGCTCGCGCTGGTAAATGTTTGTCTCGCCTTAAGCACAGCGGTGTATCCGGTGCTAAGATCCAGCACGGCTTGCGTTTCGTCTTTCCACGTGATTGGCAGCGCAAGCGTAGCGCCTTGCGTGATCGGAATATCACCGAGCCATGCGGCAATTAGCGTTGGTGTGAATGTTTGAATTGTCACACCGTCGGCCGTCCACTCAATCCGAGATTCAAGACTTTGAGCTTTCTCGTAGGACATTATGGCCACCGGGGAATCTCGAACACCTTTGCTCGCACTAGAATCACCACATCGCACCTGGGTTTGTTGCCATCGTTGTCTGTCGCTGTGATCGTCACAACGTAGTTGTTCCCGTTCCGCGTCGTGCCCGGGTCCACGGTGAAATCCACGTTCGGGGTGGTCACCTGTGGTCCGTTGGTGATGAGGGCCGCTGGATTGCCGTCCGTCTGTGGCCCACTGATTTTCGTCACCGATGCTGTCGCAGTCGATACGGTGCGACCCGGGAACGAACAGCCGAGGGTTTCCTTTTCGTTTGGTTGCAGTACCCAAACCAAATCTGCCCCTCCCACGTGCGGCGGTGGTCGTTCTTGCGCTTCCCCGATCGACGACCACCATGCCAAGAAAAGACAGGCAAGCAGATTCAATTTCATGGAATCACGGCTCTCTCTGGTTTCGACCGTATAGCACGATCGGGCTTGGCAATACCACCACGTGGTGGTTTCAAAATCATCGTGCGTTTGGCTGGTTTGCCAACGGTCGGCGTTGCAGTTGGTGTCGGTGTGATTGTTGGCGTTGAGCTTACAGTAAAGGTCTGCGTTGGTGTATGCGTGATTGTTGGCGTAGGCGTTGGCGTGGGACCGTCGTGACAGATTGCAATCTGCATGAGGTCCACCGAGCACGTAGCCTGCGTGCCGGTCAGGTTGTGCACCGCGAGTGCGGCCCCGAAACCAGCCGTGTTGACCACGCTCAGCGACCCGACAGGACTGCAGGTGACCGCGTTGCACCATGGCGCGCCACACACATCCTGAAATGTGTTGACCACGTCGCCAGCATCAGCAATCCACAATTCGCCGTCCGACAAATCACAGGCAGCATTATCACTGACAATCCCACTGATGACCGGAAACACCTCCTCCACGACGCAGTTGGCTCCGGCAGCATTGCCTTCAATGCGCACTTCCGCCCAAGATATCAACGTTCCGTTCGGAATAGCGAAACCGAAGCTGGTACATTTCAGCCACTCTGAGTTATCGTTAGTGAGAACAACCTGCGCATAGAGATTATCACTGACCGTCGCATTTGAGGTGCTCGTCCACTCCGGATTGGTGCCCGTGTTACCATTGTCATTCACGCAAGTGCCCGCAGAACGCACCTCGAGCGTTTGCATGCACGTAAGTGCTGCTGCCCTCGATGTCACGAGTAGCAGCAGCGCAAGATGGCGACACAGGCTCTTCACGTCACTCGCCATGGGCTCGGGCGCGCTCCGCCGGTATCGAACGAACCCAAAGTCACGGTAGATTGCGGACGAAGCATCAGCTTTGTAAGCAACCATACCAGTGCGTCCATCCGGTTCGGCGATGGACCACCGGGCTCCCAACTACACATCTCGTCCTCGAGGAGTGGAAAGTGCCCGACGTGATGCACCATGCCCCGCTCGTACAGGGCCGCGATCGGCTCAGCGCGGATTTGTTTCCCCCGCGAAGCAGCTACCTCTTCGTATGCAACAGCGTTGCCGCCCGGGACGGTCCGAATCGTATTTTGGACCATGTCGCCGCCGAAATTTCGCTCAGCCCAAACACGATCAGCTTTCACAAGTCCATACGTGCTCACAACCTGCGCACCCCATTGTGCTGGTGAACCGCGCAATGAATCGTCGCGGGTGACAAAGGCGTGCAGCTCAGCCTTCCCCTGGCAAGCGCACAGCGCAACGCCACCCGCGACGATACCGCACTCGGTCACGCCACCCGGTGGATCAACACCAACACCGGCACGAACAAATTCGGGCGCTTCGGTTCTTCGGCCAGTCTCAATCACCGCACGCGTCCACAGGGCATTGGCAGACACATCGACCGCGTGTTGCATTTCACGCAGAAACGCAAGACGTCCATACGTGGACATATAATTCTCGCATGCGGCTATGTCCTGACCGCCCCATGTGGGGGTGCCGCCTGTTATTCTGTAACGTGTTACACCGTCCTCCTCGATACGTTCGTATTCAAGGTCGCAAATTGCGGGCTCTATCGAAATCGGTAAATGATCGAGTAGCAGATCACCGCTGCCCCGCAGGAGCATGGACGCTATCGAGCCCGCATGGACGAGGTTCTGCAAAAACGCCACGGCGCAATCGGGTGAGCCGGTCGGTAGCACAGAATCGGTGATTGAGTGCAATTTACGATCGACGATACGCGCCGTATCGTGCCGGTCGTCAACGTCCTCCATCACAATCAAATCAGGACGGTAGTTGTCGATCTTCACACCGCGAGCAGCCGCATCGAGACCAAATGATGCTACCGCAAAGCCGATCGCTGTACGTAATTCCTGACGCCGCCAGCCACGCGAGTGTCCATATTGATTCAGTGCTCGTTCGATACCCAGGCGGCCGAGGATCCGTTCGATATTGATCACGCGGCGATCGGCTTGCTCCTGCGAGCCTGAAACGAACAGTACGAAGCGTCGACTCAGAGCATGGCACAAATAGCCGCAGGCAATCTCGGCCGAGGTCGATTTTCCACCGCCACGCGGCCAAATTCCGACGTAGGGGCGAGGCCGTACACCACGACGCAAAGAGCAGACCCAGCTCCACAACTCCTCATGGCGCGGTGCCAAGGGAAACGAGACGTACTCGGGAAAGTATCGAGCGAGCCACGGACGCCATGCCGGAGGCTCACCCCGTTGATGTTTGTCTCTGTCGAACGCTGGCTGGCGCAAACGCCGGGCCATCGACAGAAGCAGCGACTGTCTCAAGCTCGATCCCGATGCGTTCGAGGATGTCTCGGTCACTGACATGTCTGCGGATTATCTCCTCTATGCGGCGAAACGCAATGATTGCCTCACTAGCTGCGATGTATTGCTGGTCCTGGAGCATGCGTTTAGCCTCGGAGTCGCAGAGTTTACGCCGCTGATCGATTAGCTGCAGGAGGCGCACCTGTCGTGCCTCCTCGGCTGCGCCGCCCTGGATGCATTTCGCGTGCTCGCTGAGAGCTAAGGCGAGGGTGACTGGATCCTTCTGTTGCCGTGCGGATTCAACACGCTCCCAGGTCGAACGTAGAGTAGACCAGCTCAGAGCATCGAGATTTAGGCTCGCACAAATCTCGTGAATCAGCGCATCGATGAGAGCTATTTCATCACGTAGCGACCCCAGCTCTGGATCTACTCGCGCTAGTTCGTAGCGTGACAATAATTGACCCCGCAGTGAGCGTACATAGCGGCCAGTTTTATACGCATAATGCGCAATGCCACGAGGTACCCATCCCCCGTGCCGATAGCAAGCATCCGAATCCTGTGCCGGCCAGCGTCTGCAGGGAACCCATACCCCGTTGGTACGACGGCGAGTGCGGTGTGCACCGCAACGCTCGTGGATCTGACCACACAACTCACACGGTTCTTGTCGCCGCCGCGTTGTCGGTGGCGGTATTTCGCGTCTGGGCATGGTATTGGTCGTTTACCATGATTGTTTTTAGAACACCACCACCCGAAGTGTTTCGTTGCGCTACGTCGCCCCCTCGGCATCAGCCGACGCCGGAGCGGGCTGCGCGGCCTTGCTCGGAGGAAGCCTGGAAGCGCAAGCCACAGACGGCCTCTATCGCGTGCGCGCGGTCCTCCCATACCACCGCGAGGACGCATGAGCCGAGATCGCGTGCGGGTGCTCATACGTCGGGTTGCGCGCCCCCGTCGTGTACGACGTCCTGCCGTGCGCGATCTGGACAGCGAACTCCACCGGATCGTCACCGGTCTTGTCCGAGGCGGGGAAGAAGCCGTTGTAGTTGCCATCGGCGTTCGACGGCTCGGAGAACGTCCAGAAGTCCCGGTCGTTCGATCGCGTGACAACGGTCGCACCCTGGACGGGCCTGACGCTCGCGTCGGTGATCCTGCCGCGCAGCCGGTAGGAGAGCAGGACGACACTCGGTGCCGGGGCACCGTCTGCACGTACAGCGCGGCCGGTCACGACGACCGAGCCATTTCCGCCACGTGCGGTCCGGATGTCGGTGATCCGGTATCCGACCGTGATGCCGCTCCTTGCCCGGAGCGCGGCGGCCCGCTCTGCCTGCGTGAGAGCACGGCCATTGATGCGAGCGCGGCTCACGTCGACGACGCGAACCGGGTGCCGCCGCGCGAGGGTCGAGTCGACCGGGTAGACGAACCCTCCGTCGTCGTCGGTCAGACGCGGCAACTCGTAGCGGTCGACCGCGATTCTGGCGCCCGCTACCGGCTGCCCGCCGAGGAGCAGGCGGCCCCGCACGTCACGCAGGTTCGACGTGTCCGGGTTCCAGAGCGTCAAGGGCACGGCGCCGCCTCGGATGACGATTCTCGAACGGACGCCTTCCTGGGCGCGCCCATGCGGTGCCGCAGCCGCGGCGTCAGCAGAGAGGGAGTCCCCACCGCGCCAGCCGACGCCAGAGCGGGCTGCGGCGTCGGTACCTGCGGCATCAGGAAACGGTACACTTGTATCTCCGTGAGACACAAAATGAGACAGACCATGAGACACAAATCTGCAAGGCAGTGCCAAAAATATGTTGACATGCGTGCCGGCGCGTAGTATATTCACAGCATGACATACGAGAAGGCAGCCGGACTGAAAGCTGGGCCGGCGCAGGGAGAGCAGATGAACAAGAGGATCTGGATCCTCGGGGCCCCCGACCCCGAGATGTCGGAGATCGAGGCCCTGCTGCGGGAGCAGAGCGAGACGGTGGCATACGCCACCGTCGACGGGGTGCGGGTACACCCAGGCAACGCGTACCGGGCAGATTGCCCGGCCGTGCTCCAGGCTGGCGGCCTGCCCGCCAGCGGCGACGGCATAACGGTCGTCGCCGTTGAGTGCGACTGGGACCACGCATTTGAATCGACCTGCGCGGTGGTGGTCCGGGTGGACCACCACCGCCCCGGCGACCCCGGCTACGGCCGGGCGGCTGCCGATTACCTGCCCGGATCTTCGATCGGGCAGGTAATCGCCCTGCTCGTGCGAGCAGGGCGCCTTGGAGACGTAACGACCCGCACGCCGTTAGGCGTGCGGTGGAAGTTTGAGCCGAGGGCGGAAATAGCCCCCGGGCTGGCGGTGCCAGCCCACTGGCGGATCAACGCGCCAGTGGATCTCACTTCTTCGACGGCCGACGCCGCTGTCGAGGCGACGTACGTGGTCCCTGGCCGCCTGGCAATGGTCGCGGCAGCCGACCACTGCCTGGCGGCCGCCTACGCAGGCAAGTGTCCGGGCGTGGATCCAGAGGAGCTGAAACTTGGCGCGCCGAGTCACGCGCCAAGTTTCAGCGGCGCCCGGTCGGCGACGTGCTCGCCGACGTCGAAGCGGCGCGGGTGATCCTCCGCACTGCGCCGCGAGTAGCGGGCAATATCGCTGGCTATGCAGGGGACCAGGTCTGCGCGAAGTGCCTCCGTCACGCATGTGACGGAGGCGATTGTTTCGTCGCCCCGCGTGACCTTCGGGGCCGCGATGTGCCCGAGCTGCCCGAGGCGGCAGCTCGGGAGGGGATCGCGTTTCTCGCGACGGTGCGAGAGCGCGACGGTCGCGAGAAGGTGGTGCTGCAGGCAGCACCACCCGAGTTGATCGCCGCCTTCCTCCGGGGCGACATCTGCCCCGAATTGGTAGACCGTTACGGCGACCCCGCCAGGGGATTCGCCGGTGGGTACGAGAGGGGATAGCATGCTCCCGAGCCCCTGTTGACGGCGACCCCATCGCCGGAGCGCCCGCTGCAGTTCTGTGTCGCGCGGTTCCAGACGCCGCGCGGGGAGATCCACGCACGCGCCTTGGTCTCCCAGGCGGGGGGCGGGTGCAACCCGTTCGTCCCTGTCCCCTCGGGCGGCGCCGGCTGATTTGTGCTCGCTGGGCCCACTCGATCAGGCCGCGCAAACTCCGCGCCGCGTGCGAGCATCACCACGCGGCGCGGATCCGGCGCTTGATTTCGCGCTGGACATAGAGCCCGTCGGGGCCTGCCCGAACACCAAAGGGTTTAGCCAGTCTTCGTTGTCCGCCCGAGGTTCGGGCGGCGACGTGGTGCGTTCGTCAACGACATTGTCATCACAAACGCTCTACGCACACCAGCGGCATCGAAACCCAGAGCCTCGCAGCAGGCATCGAACGAGAGCCCGCCCGTACCGTCGTTCATCCATGCCAGCGCTTCCTCACGAAGTTGCTCGCCTTCACGCTGATTCGCGTAGCGCGCGCGTACATCGCGTATCGCCAGCAAGAGCATCTCTGCGCACAGTCTCTGCTCGGGTGTCCAGATGCTCCGCTTTGCGGTGGCCAGTAGGCGCAACCGAACACGATCACCCTGGTTCATATCTCATTCAGCTTCCTATCTCCGAGAAAGCGCTCGACCTTTTCGCGGAACCACTGATGCTCGCGCATCCACCTTTCAACCCACATGCGCCATGTGCCAACTTCGTTCTCTGTTTTCGCTCGGTGCTCCTCAGGCGTCAGATAGACGCACGGCCAGTCTGGATCATCGGGATGCCATAGCCCTGTCTCAACCCACTGGCCCTCACCATTTTGCACACGCTTGCGGATCTTGTGGCTGCGCGGAATAGCATGATCGCGCTGCAGCGGATACCAAGCGCCCGACTCGATCGACCGGCACCGACCTGCCAGAATGTCGTCGAGCAATTGCCGCTCGAGGGCCGTCTTCCGGTCGCTGGGAGACCGACCGAGCAGTGTTGTTTCGGGTACGAAACCAGCGAGAAAATCCGCTGCCAACATGTGTAGAACCTCATCATCAGTCGGGAAAGGTTTCCCGAGCTGGTGGCGGATGGCATTCTCGACCTGCAACAACAACCTGTGCGTGTCTGCGCTCACAAGTCTGCTGTAAGTGCGCAACCCGCTCGTCTCATGGTGCTCCTCTGGATGTGCCTCACGCGCCGCCTGGCGCATTTGCGCATCAGAGCGACGGGAACGGGCGATTTCGTATGCTTTGGCATCTCCGGCCCTCTCCGCGATTTTGAAGGCGTCGTAGGCCCTCCAGGCGCTAACAGCAAGCCATTTAGTGCGCTCCTCGGCGTTGCGCTTCAATAATTCCCGTGCTACATACTGGAGGCGGGACACGCTAGAGCGGTCAAGCCCATCAAGATTCTTCGCTGCCCATTCGGCAATCGAGCTTGCTTCAGGATGCACGGCTTCGCGCCCCATGCGCTCCAGGAGCAAGCCCGTCATCCAGCCAAGCCGCTTGGAGCCGTACCAGCCCCAGCGCAGCATGTCAGCTAGGTCGGCCGGGCGCATCGCAGCAACTTGCGCCACAATGTCCATATCGGGTTTCGTTGGGGAAATGATGGCTACGGGGTCAAACATCACTCATCTCGATTCCATTTTGCGTGATCGCTCACGTACCTTCGTGATGAGTCGCTCAACATCGGCACGCATTCTGCGCAGCAATTCAGGATCCGGCACCTCGGCCTTCTCGGCTTCGCGCTGCCGAATGGCGTCGCGTTGGTTACGCTCCCTGTCCAGTTCATCTCGCACTTCATCAACCGCGCGACGAAAGGCCGCTAGGCTCGGCCACTCTTCCCGAAGAGCCATGCGCCGGGCTGCGATCTTACCCGTATCCACAGTTGGGCAGATAGAAGCAAGTGCACAAACCCACTCCTCGACCGCGTCAGGCTCAAACTTAATCCGCGGTAGGTAATGCCGCTCAATGGAGCTGAATATCTCAAGCGCTCCTGTCCGGTCAACCCGCTCTCGCTTTCGCATCCTCCTCTGCCTTCCATTTTGCCAGAAGTTTCGCATCTCGCTCGCGCCGCTCGCGAGTCCTGCGCTCCGCAGCTGATTCGTCCGGTACGGGTCCCGTGAATTTGCCCTTCGGTTGCCAGCCGGTCGGCGCAATCCATGCGTTCGGCTTTTCAGCAAACGCCCTCAGCGATACCCAGCGCAACGAGGTCGTCTCCAGGTAATACGTCAGCCGATGACACAGCTCGTTATAACCAACAGCATCACGAATTGGCGAGAGCAAAGTCTCAGCATCTTCTGCACGTGTAAAATTTCCCCCTGTATAGCGATGGTAGATCCCTTGCAGCTCCAATAGCCAAGATGGGATCTTGTTTCGTGGGCGAAACACCGGCCCCGCTTGGGCTGTTGAACGAAAACGTGGCGCCGCTTTCCGCTCCTTTGGCGGCGGCTTTCCGGTGCCTTCAGGATGGCAAACCAAACAGATGCAACCAGGGCGGTGTTCGGGGCGGCGTTCTTGTGATGATGCGGATGAATCTTCAAAAAACGGAGAGGATACTTTACTTGTTGATACTTTAATTGAGGATACTTCATGAGGGATTTGCGCCACCTCACAATTCAGAGTTGCGCCATCAACAAAATCAGAGTTGTGCGTTGGCGCAACTCCAAATTGATCAATTTTAAGGTCCGCAATGCTGGATTTACAGCCTTGTGGGCATCGCCAATCAGCAACAAATTGGTATACGTTCGTATACCCTAATCCACGGCGGGTCACTTCAATCAAACCCAGCTCACGCAGAGTTGTAACCGCTCTGCTGATTGCCTCTGGGCGGCAACCAAGCAGTTTCCCAAGCGCTTCCCCTGATGGCCAGCAGCAATCGGATTTCTGCCAAAACCGCTCAAGAAGTAGATACAGCCTTAGAGCCGTTTCAGTGACGTGGGAGCAGAGAAATACAGACTCTTCGACGGTTGCATAATGTCGCTTATAGCGCCCCATGATTTAGCATCTCCCATCAAAATACACCGGGCTCGCCCCGCGCCATATCGAGACCGGCGCACCACGTTTGGACCTGCATCCGGTGCTGTGTGCTCGCCGCTCCGCTCGGCGGAAGGGGCACGGGCACGCCGGTTCTCGGCGTGCCCGCTACGCCGCGCCCGAGGAGGGTTTTGCTCGCCAACCAATGCGCGGCGGTCTTCGAGTTTCAACGTGGCGAGCATGATCCTGCGCCTACCACAACGAAGCGGCGTCTGTCAAGAACTTTCTTGACACATGCACACCAGTAAGTATATATGATACGCATGGAGATTCTCACGATCCAAGAAGTCGCGGCGCGGGGAGGGCACGCTCGCGCCGCCCGCATGACTGCTGAGGAGCGCTCCGCAAGCGCTTCTCACGCAGCCAAGGCCCGGTGGGCTCGCTACGTAGCACCGTCGAAGCCCCCGAAAGGGCCAAAACGCCGTCCAGGCCGCCCGCGTAAACCGGCGATCTAGCAGGCATTTTGCACTATTTGCGGTTCGGTGCAGAAAAGTCTTGACATGCGTACTAGCGCGGAGTATGTAATGTGCATGGATGCAATGGAGGCGGTCACCCGCGCGGTTCTTTTCCTCGCCAACCGATGCGACGGGGCGCGGACCGAGGATGGGTACGGATACAACAAGTACGACGCGCCGTGGGGACGCGCCGCCGCCGAGAAAATCCAGGCGGGGCATGCGGTCGACCCCGTCTACGCGCTGAAAGTCTGCACGAAATATCGCGGGCAGCTTGCGCGCGGCGGGATTGAGCTCCCGTCCCTGGAGACGGTGCAGCTCGAGGTAGCCGAGAGGCGCGCGGCTGAAAAAGCGGCGAACCCCGACGCGCGTGGCGTCGAGGTCAGCCGCGTTGGCGATACCATCCGCGTCCGGTTCCCCTACGACGCGGCTAAGGTCGAGATCGCACGCGGCCTGCCCGGCCGGCGATGGGACGGTGCGGCAAAGGCGTGGTGCGTGCCGGTGTCGTCGCTTGATGCCGTGTTTGCCGCGTTCCCCGGCGCAAAGCCCACCGCCGAACTCGCCGCAGAGATCCAGGCGAAGCGCGACGCTGAAACGGCTGCAGAGCGTGCCCGCTGTGCGCAGATTGCGGCCGACCTCGCAGCATACGAGGCCACAAAGCCGGCCGGCCTGTACGAGCACCAGGACGCCGGTATTCGCTGGCTCATCGAGACGCGGCGCGCGATTCTCGCCGACGACATGGGCCTCGGCAAGACCCGGCAGGCTCTCGCCGCCGCGAAGGTGCTCGGATACAAGATCATTGTAGTCGCGCCAGCCGGGCTGCGGATCAACTGGCTTCGTGAGGCGGAGGCGGTCGATACTCAGATAGAAATTTTTTCCTGGGCGAAGGTGCCCGACGCTCCCGACTGCGATTTCACATTGATTGCGGATGAGGCTCATTACGCGCAGAGCCTCAAGGCAGCGCGCACGAAACGGATTCTCGCGCTCGCCAAGTCCGCGAAGGCAGTCTATTTGCTCACCGGCACACCGATCAAAAACGGCCGGCCCGCGAACCTGTTCCCCCTGCTGGTTGCCGTTGGACATCGACTCGCGAAGGACCGCCGGCACTTCGACCTCCACTTCTGCGCTGCGCATGCAACGCGGTGGACACAGTGGGACGTAACCGGAGCGGCTCATCTGGATGAGTTGCATCGGGAACTGACCGACGTCGTGCTCCGCCGCATGACGGACGAGGTGCTTGATTTGCCCGAGTTGACCCGCGTGATCGAGAAGGCCGAATTGTCCGACGAAGCGCAGGCATTGTACAATACGAAATTGCACGAGATGCAGGCTGAGTATCGCCGTCGTAAGGTTGCGGGTGAAATAAAAGACCGTGGGGACGCGATCGTTCTACTCAACCAGCTCCGTCACGCCGGTTCGCTGGCAAAGGTCGAGTACGCGGTAGAGAAGGCAGAGGAAGTCATTGAGCAGGGTGGGCAAGTGGTGCTGTTCACTGCGTTCCTGGATTCCGCAGCGCGTATCGCTGAGGCTCTGAATGCTGGACGCATTACGGGCGAAGAGAACGCAGAGCAGCGACAAGTGGCGATTGACGCTTTCCAGGCCGGTAAGATTCGCGCAATGGTCTGCACGCTCGGAGCCGGAAACGTCGGTATCACGCTGACGGCGGGTCGGTGCGTCATCCTGGTTGACAGACCATGGACGCCGGGCGATGCGATTCAGGCAGAGA